GCAGGTCAGTGTCGTACGGCTTGCGTTTGAACTTGCCAGTCTTGAGTGCGTGCAAGAAACCGTTGACGCGGGCGTAGGCCCATTGCTCAGCACCTGACACGGTTGGCCGCACTGACGAAGGGTTCTGGCGGTACGCACCAATGCCGCGTTCAAAGACGGCAACAAGCGTGCGGGTGTTGGTTCGCTTGCTCTTGGAATCGCCGACTTCTTCGTTGTGTTCTTCGGCCTTCTCTTTCAGTGTTTCACGCACCTGCTTGCTGACGGCTTTGATGCCCTTGGTTACTTCGGGTTCGTCGGCTGGTGTCAAGCGTGACAACTGCACAGGTGCGTCACGATCAGACGGCGTGAACGTGCCGTCTTCGTTGCGAATGTAAACCTGCACAATGGCAATCGGGTCTTCGTCTGTGGCTTCACCGTCACCAACCGTACCCGGCTCAGTGCCGGATTCTTTAAGGCGTCGGATCTTGCCGAGGTACTTTCCCTTCTCAGTCCTCCATTCCACCCAAGAGCCAACGCGGGCTTCGCTGCGGGTTGCCTTTCGGTTCTCTTCTTCTTCGTTGCCGTAAGACAAAGCACCCAAAGGCGGCAAGGCTGGCTGCCCAAGAACGTCAAGAGGAACGCCATTGACGCGCAGTTCGTCGCCATCGTCCGAAGGATCAAGCCCAAGTTCGGAGCGTGCTTCGTTGATGGTGCGGATACCTGAAGCAACTTGCGATTGCATGATGCCCGATATGAGTTGCTCATCTTCTTGCACCGGGTTGTCATAGGCCAAGAACAGACCGTCAGCCAGACCGCCGAAGAGCGGAAGCAATGACTGGTTCAAGAACTCAGCGTCAGCCACCAAGTACGGGTGGATCGTGTCACGCATGTACGACGCAAAGCCAACCTGTGCCGAAGCAAGGTTTGGATCATTGGCCTTCAGCAAGGTGACAGGCACGCCGGATACGGCAGCGATGACTTCAACCTTGCGGTTCTCGCCTTCACTGAACGACAGGTCACGCGGGCTGAACTGCAATGGCCGTGCGTCTGATCCACCTTCAAAGATATAGGGCCGCCCGCTGTTGCGGTTGCCGCGTAGGTTCTGATCGAGATACGTAATCATGCGATTCCACTGCGTCTCGTTCAGCGTCTCTTTCAGGAAGATACCCCAGTCAGGCCGGGCTTGATTCTCAAACAGGTTCTTTTCGTACCCGTCCATTGACTGCAACAAGCCAGCCGCATCAGACGCAGCGGCAACCCAGCCACGCCCGTACAAGGGATCGTTCGGGTCAGGTACTCGATTGTGCAGCACTTCGTCAGGCTCAAAGAATGCGTTGTTTGGTTGCTGCCCGTACTCATAGCCTTCGATCAATCTTTCGTCACGGGTTGGCTTGATCTTGACGTATTGCGAAGGCATCACCCAGACTTCAACCGGGTAGCCCATCGGCCCCATGATCGGGTGCAGATACTCGTTGCCTGTCACCTGCAAGAACGTCTTGCGAAGAATGTTGAAGTTGTACCCGTCGTAGAACGGTGACACCTTGTTGAGCAGATCCAAGATCGGGTGGTCATAGATTTCAACCACGTCGCCGCCGGTGTTTGATCCGAGCATGGCAGACTTGGCCGGACGCATGGAGCCGTCGCCCTTGAGATACCGCTGCACGCTCTTGCTGACTGCCTTGCTTGGGAACTGCTTTGTGCCGCGTGACTCAACCGATGCGTACAACCGCAAAGGCTGTGCGGCAATGCTGCGTGCGTTCATCATCACAGCCGCGTACACATAGCCGGACATCAGACGCAAAGCAGCAGCCTGCTCTTGCGTGGAGCGGCTCATGCCATATGTGGCTTCAGGCTTGATGGTGGAGCGGACATAATCAAGGCGGTCTTGCTTTGCCTTGAACCCAAGAGCGGATTTGAAACCATCAAGCATTAGAGCGATCTCCACATTCGGTCATCGTTGGCAAACCTGTCACCAGTTGCGGGATTATCCGCTACACGCACCCGTGGCTCGACACGGCTACCATCGAAATGAACCACGGCATACCGCAGTGCGTCCATTGCGTGATCCATTTCTTTCTTCGGTGCATCCTTGTACCCACTTGAGCCACCAAGCCATTCGTACGATTCAAACTCTCGAATGGTGTTCTCGCACTTCGGGTCAACCGTCAAGCGTGGCTGACCGTCGCCTGCACGGGCAAGACGCTGCTGCACCTTCTGAATGCCGGGAAAGACTGAGTTGTCAGCAGAGGCCACGTCAAGGTTTGACTGGTGCATTGCGGCCTTCAACTTGGCGGCTGATGGATCAAGCACGAACGTCTCGATCTTGTATCGGCTGGCGATGTCCTTGGCGGTTGCGATCACGTCCACTTCAAGCATCTGCGACTTGTGGAACTCTTCGAGGATGTGCAGTCTACCGTCGCCATCTTCGCCCACAACCAGAAGTGCCGCCGGGTTGGTGTAGCCTTCGTCTTGGCCCACGATGATTCGCCGCCACTCTTCGGTGCGTTCCCGCACATGGATGCTGCGATCAAAGCGGTCATATACCAAGCCCTCGCCACCACGCCATTTGCCTTCAACGTATCTTTCAAACGCTACACCCTCGAGGCTTTGCAAATCATCCAGATAGGCTTGCGGCAAGAAGAAGTTGTCAGGGCTTTTGGTCTGGATTGCCCGGCAGTTGGCTGCGGCTTGGTGTCCACCGGCAAGCCCGAACCGTACCGCCAAGAAGTGCGATGGCGCGCCGGGGTTGCATGCACCGTACAACTGCATTGGTAGGTCTTCGAGTTCAAGCCGAATACGGCCACGGAGCATTGTCCAATCTGCTTCGATCAACTCTACGGATTCGTCAACCGCACAGCCTGACAGGTTCAACGAACCCATCTTCTCGTAATCATCAAGGCCGAAGTAGTAGATCGTGCCGCCACCAAGCAAGCGAATCACACGCTCGCTCTTGTTGTGTTCGTACGTTCCACGCGGCAGCACTGGCGGCAACTTGCCATCTTGCTCGAGCAACGTGCGAAGGGTCGTGGCCTTCAGGCTGACTAGGTGCTTTCTTGCCAAGCCCTCACGCGCACCCGGACGGCCAACCAAGCGTGCCACCAACTTCATGCAAAGCGCCCGCGTCTTGCCTGCACCGAACGCACCTGAGTACAGCACCTCACGCTCTTTGGCCCGGATGAAGTCAAGTTGTGCAGGCAGCAGGTCAAACCTCATCGGGCTTCTCTGGTGGCGTTGCTTCGGCAAACTCGATGGTAAGAGGCCGCAGGCCTTCGCCGCTGTGTTCGGTCTTCTCACGCATTCCAAGGTACTGCTTGCTCAACCAGATCAGCATCTGCCGGTCGCCTTCCAAAGCAGACTGGAACATGCTACGACGCATCGACGCATGAGCCTTGAGCCGTTCACGTTCGATCAGTTCGCGGTAGTCCTCACGGGCGTACAACGTCGAACGCGAGCAACCGAACCACGCAGCAATCTCCTCGAAGGTGCATTGCATGGCTGCGAGTTTTCGTAGTTGGTCAAGGTCAAGATCCAACGGTGCTGGCATCTACATCCTCCAAGGCTACTCTTTCGGCTTTTTCTCCAGTCAAGGTTTCCCATCTTTGCACAATGACATCACAGTACTTAGGGTCAAGTTCACAGCCGTATCCCAAACATCCCATTTGGTCAGCAGCAATTATTGTTGTTCCTGATCCAAGAAACGGATCGAAAATGATCTCACCTGATCGGCTTCCATCCTTAATTGCTTTTGACCAAAGTTCGACTGGCTTCATTGTTGGATGTTCACGATTGACTTTTGGCCTATCCACCTCCCAAACAGAAGTGCGTGTTCGGTCGTTGTTGACGTGCCTTTGACCTTCCTTCCAGCCAAACAGAATCGGCTCATGCTTGTAGTGGTACTCAGAGCGTCCCATGACCATTGTGTCTTTTGACCACACCAGCATCTGCCTTAGAATGCCTCTTTGTTTCCAATCGCCTGCAAAAACCAAGAAAAGCGGACCTGCAGGAACTGTTGCATACCAATATGCACCGGGACGTGTGAATTCTTCGCACAGGTCAAACACGCTAGTCATTAATGCAGCAAGTTGATCTTCGTCCAGTTCGTCGTTTTCAATAGTCAGTGCGTCTTTTGTCTTGCCGACGTAGGAGACACCGTACGGCGGATCGGTAAGAAGCATGTCTGCTTTGCGACCATCAAAAAGGCGTGTCAAAGTTGTGTGATCAGCAGACGATCCGCAAATCAAACGGTGACCTCCCAGCAACCACAAATCTCCGGGTTGCGTCACTGGTTGGTCAGGTGAAGGCGGAACCTCATCTTCGTCAACTTCGTCTGATGGAAGTCTGAGCATATCAGCGATTTCTTCACCCTCAAACCCAGTTGCTAACTTGAGGTCATCTGGCAAAGCGTCCATCAAGTCGCGCAGCGTGTCATCTTCCCACTCAGCCAACTCAGCCGTCTTGTTGTCTGCTATGCCGTAGGCCACGGCCTCGGCTGTGTCAAGGTTGGTCTTGGCTGCTGCGATGTGAGTCCATCCCAGTTCCTTTGCCGCGTACCAAGTGCCGTTGCCTGCGATGATCGTTGTGCCGTTGTTGTGAAGCACAATCGGCTTAGTCTGACCGAACCGAGCAAGGCTGGCTTTGATGGCTTCGATGTTCCGCTTGTCGTGCTTGCGGGCGTTAGACGGGTCAGGTGTCAGGCTGTCGATGCTGACGGCTAATGGCTTGAGCGATTCGTGTAAATCTGTCATTGCTTCCTCTCATGCAAGCGTAATGGTTTGTCCGCTGAGCAACTGCACTTGCACGTCGCCTTGTACGGTCATTGGGTTTGTGTTGGTGATCCTTCGGTTACTGTTCACCCCAGAGATGCGGCCACGGTTGATTGTACCGTTGGTGATCGTCAACGTTGGGTTTGTCTCAGAGTCTTTGACCACCAGTTCACCACCGTTCAGCGTCACCGTTGTGATGGCTGCGCCTGCTGTTTCAAGCCGTCCAACTGGACCGTTGACGCTCGCGTTGGCTATCGAAGTGGTTGCTTCAAACACGCCGGAAGTGTTCACGGTGTTCATATTGGTTGCTGTTGTCGCTTTGCTGCCTCTGCCGATCCGTACTTTGAACGGGCCGGTATTGCCTGCAAGCGGGTTGTCAGTTGTCACGTTTGCACCGATGGTGATTTGCGAAGAACCGGGTGCTGACACAATCTCGTTGACGGTCGCCCTTCCTAGAGTCAAGACACCCGTGGTGGTGTGAAGGTGCAGACGGTTGATGCGTCCGCCGCTTATGTTCATCTGGCGAGGCATGGCGACAAGGTGCAAATCTTCCACGAACGGATTGATACCAATGACGCAGCGGCTTGAAGCCAACACCATTGTCGTTGCACTGATCTTGAGAGCGCCTGCACCAAGCGTGCCGGTGTACGTGTCAGACACCCGGAACTCACGCAGGTTCACCGCAGTTTGGTCGCTGTTGCCCACGTCTTGAGCGTTGCCCGCAAAGTACACGATGCCGCCGTTGACGGGTACGCCATTGCTCCAGTTGCCGCCGGTCGTGTACGAATCCGTTGTGCCTTGCCAGATCGTGACAGCCTCAACCGTTGGGCTGGCTGCGTTGCTGTTCCGGTTGTCAAGTACAGGTAGAACCATCAGACAAGTATGAACGTGTCACCGTTCGCAGGAGCCTCAGTGAGAGCGTTGACCGTGAACTTGCCACGCCCGCTGCTCAGAACGTAATCAGTCACCAACTTCTGTTGCCCGGCAAGGTTGCCTGTTACGAACAAGCAAATGCGGTCGTTGAAGTGGTCAGCCGTGGCTTCACTGATATTGGATTCAAACGCCGTCGTGGTTGGCGAGAATGACGTGCTGTCAACCGCCCCAATTGGGCAAGCGTCCATCATGGCTTCGAGCCGATCAGCCGCTGCACTGTCGCCACTGATCTTGACCGAATCCACGGGCTGATTGCTTGTGCCGTCGGTGTAGTCTGACAGGTTGGTTGCACTGGTGGTGCTGTTGTCAATCCGCTTGACGTTGACAGCCACGACGTTGTTGCTGTTGTCAATCGCTGCGTCAAGGGCTGTGGCGGCTGAAGCGTCACCGGCAATCTGCGTGGCGTTGACGGCAAGCACGCCGCTCGATGAAGTGACGTTCGAGTTGCCAACCTGCGTCACGTCTACGTTCAGCGTGTCATCGTCAAGCACAATTGACTCGTACGCTTGGGTGCGAATCGCAACACCCGAAGCAAGCACTGGCGAGAACACGTCAGAATCAACAAGGCTGATTGAGAATTGGCCCATATGGTTTGTGTTGCTGCTTGTCAGTTCGAGCGACCAAATGCCATTGGCAATGTGCGTGAAGTCGTTGTTGCCACCGCTTGGGGTGAGCGTGAGGCTGGTGCTGCTTGTTGCTTTGATCAGGCGGGCCGTGATGTTGCCCGGTGTCAAGGTTGTCACAGGCTCGCCCGTTGACGGGTTGAGCAGCGGCCCAATCGCAACGGTTGTGGCTTCGTTCTGTTCGATCAGTCCAAGATTCTGGCTGACCACTCGACCGCCTGCACCCGTCCGGGCTTGCACTGAGAATGTGCCAATCACGGCACGCACCGATTGTGAATCAACCGTGCCAGCGACCACCACCGAGAACGTAGAACCAACCGCGTAGAACGAAGCGTCACTGCTGGTGGTGATCGTCACCCGGTGAAAGCCGGTCAGTGAGTTCACGTCAACGGTGAGCGTTGCACCCGAAGTTGAGTTTGATGTAGTGCCGTCTTTGTAAACCACGACCGAACCACTGGTGATGGTCGCCGCTGCTCCGGCTTGGCTGGATGTTGAGAAGAAGGCATTCACAGAATCGCCTTGTTGGATGTCACCGAAGTTGCTCATGCTTGTATCAAGCCTCCATCAATCAAACCAGAAGACAAGCCATACTGAACCCGGAAGCCGGGCGTGGCTGATTTGTAAGGGTGATCACTTGGAAGGTTGCCCGCCAAGCCGTACTTGTGTGCCAGATACCCTTCGATCTTCTGGCGTTCGTTTGTGTCGAGTGTTGCACCGCCAACCAAGATTTCAGCGATGTCGCCGGTCATGGCCCCAGCACCAACGGCACGCGCGCCGATGTCAAAGTTGTCTGAGTTTGAAATACTCGTTGTATTGGTTGTGCCGGTCGTATTGCTTGCGGTCCCATTGACAAACCCGTTGCAGGTTGCTGAGACTCGTGAGGCCGTGACCAGCACAAACTCGGTGCGGCTCCAACTGCCTGAGTTCTGCAAAGGCGTGTTCGTTGTTGCACCAAGCGTCATTTCCAACTTGCCATTTGACAGACACCGAAGCCCGAAAGAAGTAGCACCCTTTTCAAAGAAGTTCTGCGCCGCAGAATCGTCAGTTGACTTGAAGACGGAAGCAAGCCAGATATCACCCGTGCCAACGTCAAGCGCTGCAATGTCGCCATCGCTCACAATGTCGTTGCTGCCATCAAACCGAACGACTGACTTGCTGTTCAGTTCGTTTGTTTGCAGTGTTGGTTTCCGGGCCGCTGATGCTTGTGAAGTGTCGTGGCCGTTGCCGCTCGAGTCAGCCCACGCAGATACAGAGTCACCGTCAGAACCGGAGATTGAATCAGCCTTGTACCACGCGGTCAGCGTGCCAGCAGACAACCGGGATGGGTCCCAATCGGCCATTTACTTCTTGAAGATCCGGTTGGTGACAAGTTCTAGGATTGGTCGCCCGATCCACGCGCCGATTCCGAAGGCGATGATGTATCCGCTGGCAACCGTAAGCAATGCAAATACTTGTTCCATAGTCCAAACTCCTTGAGGTTCAAAGCGGCCACCGCTGCCGTCAGACAGAGGCCCGCTATCAGTGTGAAGATAAACAGTTGCGAACTCAGCACCGTTGCCAAGGTCGCCATCAGTATCGTCAGGCCCACGCCCAACGCTATCGGGATCCAGCCCTTGCGGCCTTGCGTGATGAACAGCAACGCGCTGCCCGTCAGTATCAGGATCGTGCCGCTGAACTTCAACGGGCTGAGTGCGTGCGCCATATCTGTGCCGGGTGCTTCGGCTATCGACTTCACAAAAGGGAGCGATAGCCCGCCTTCCTGTGTGGTCTGACACCCAAGCATCAAGATTGGCAGCAAGTACCTCACGCCTCTGTGCGTCCTTCCAACCGTGCAACCCGTTGTTCAACCTCATGCGTTCGTGTCTCGATCAGTTGCACCGCAGCCTCAAGCCTGTCAACGGCACGCCGCAGTTCGTCGATTGCAGCCTTGACGCGGCCCGCTCCAAAGACAACACCGAAGATGATGCTGGCGGGTGTTATGAGTTCGGCGAAGAATTCTGGTTGCATGCTTGCCCTGCCAATACGGCTACCAAATCAGAGAGACTCTCCAACCGAACCATCACAGCCCAATTGCGGTCGTTGTCCTGTCGCATGAGTACCACCGGCACGCCGCCGTGGTTCTGTTGTTCATCGGCTGCATCCATCTCAGCCTGAAGCAGGAAGTCAAGTGAAGCGATCCGGGCACGCCGCTTGACCTCGAGGTGCAATCCTTCAACGCCAGTGAGGTCAGAAGACAACTTGCCGTCTACTTGTGCGGTGCGTCTGACCGTCAGCCCGGTCGCCTGTTCCCAAGCCTTGGCTGCTTCGAGTTCGCCACGCTTGCCCTTTTGTCTTGAGTTCGTCATGTCGTGCGTTGTATCTCAGTCCAGTGCTTTTTGCTGAGCGCCACCGGGTCAGCCTTCAGCGGTCTACTGTTGTCGCTCTTGCGGATGCAGCCAAGGCAGAACGGGCCGCACCCGTCTTTGGCGTTGCGTTCACGAAGGAAGGCAGCAAGCGGCATGTGCTTGCGACAGCCAAGGCATATGCGGCTCACTCGGCTCACTGGCACGCTCCCCATTCTGACAGCACCTTGATGATGGCGTTGAACCCGTTGTTGGTTTGCGGGTGGTACTTGAAGGCGGCCACGTCAGCCAGAACTTGCAGCAAGTCGTTGAACCCTACCACGCCATCTTCGTTGAGGTCAGACGGGCAAGCGTTGTCGGCATACCAATCAACGAAGTATGGCGCTCGGTCACAGTTGTAATCTTGACCGCAGGCGAAGCGGATTACGCCGCCGCTGCCGAAGTAGTCCGGACCAGTGAAGCGGGCAATGTGGAACGAACCCGGATGGCGTTCGCTTTGCCAATCCACGTTGTGACCACGCCACATGATCAGATCGGCGTAGTCATTTTGGCTTGGTGAATCGCAGCAGACCTCACCCACGATGGTCTGACGGTGCGGCCAAAAGATCAGCGTGTCGGATTCAATGAGGCCCGTGTGCTGAGCCTGCACCTGCGGGTACTTGAGTTGGCTGAAGGCTCCATACTTCTTGCCGGGTTCACCGTGCAAGATCCATGAGTCAGCCCAGAAGTAGTCAAGCCCTACCGGGTCAAAGGTATTGGGCACACCGCTCACCGTGTCCCAATTCACTGGTGTGTGGTTCTGACCAAGGTACATCCACCGTTGGTGCGGGTTGCCTTGGATGCAGTCCCAATATTCGCCCGGTGCAGGGCAAGTGATGGTGGTGTACTGCTGCCAATAGTCGATGCAATCAGAGCAGTTCTCAAGGAACGGGTACGTGGCGTCGTTGCGGTTCTTGAACACGTCACCCTCAACAGTCCACGCAAACGCACGGGTTGGCACTTCGCTGCCTCTGGTGCTGCCGATCAGATACGGCGGGCGCGGGCTGCCATCCGGCTGCGAGAACTCAGGGTCAAAGCCGGTCTGAATGTACACGTCAAACGTACGGCCAAACGGCGTGAGGCGGCCAAGGTCATCAACCCACATGGCAACAACGTCAGGGTCAGCAGGCTTGGAACCGTCAGCACCAAGCAGCAAGACAAGCATCAATTCAGTCATCATCGTCGTCTTCCGCATCTGCATCAAAGTCAATCAACGAATCAAGGTCTGGTGGGTGCAGGTTGTCCCAATCATTCCACAGCGTCAACTTGGCTTGTTCGACCGCGCCCAAGACTTCGTGCAACGACATATCCCATTCAACCGCCATATACCGGCAGCACTTCAGGATGGTCATTTGTAACTTCACGCTTGGATCGGTTGCCACGTTCTAGATCTCCTTGAAGCGTACAAGTTCCGCTTCCCAATTTTTCGCACATAGCCTGTTTGGCCGGTCTGTCTTTGTCTCTGCAACAAGGCACGCCGCGCCCCATGCTGACGTGTCCATGCGGCTCGCCCATTCCGGCGTG